CCCTGCTGAATAAACTAGCTGAGGGCATCGAGCAGGCCATTGCTTCCGTAGCCCCTGGCTGGGCAGCCAGCCGGGCATATCACCGGCTGCTGATCAATGGCTATGAAGCCGCAACGCCAAGCCGAACTCACAAGGCCAGTAGAGAGCATCGAGCGGCAAATAACGTCATGGCTTCGGCAGGTCGGTCTCTGCGGGAGCAAGCCCGTTGGCTGGATGAGAACCACGACATTGTTATTGGTCTGCTGGACAAGATGGAAGAGCGGATCGTCGGTTCCAAGGGTATTCAGATCGAGCCGCAGCCTCGCAGTGTTAGCGGTGAAGTGCTCACGGATCTGGCTGAGGAATTGCGCCGGCGGTGGGGGGCTTGGTCGCTCAAGCCGGAAGTGACAGGAACCTTCACTCGCCCCCAAATGGAGCGAATTGTTTTGCGGTCATGGCTCCGTGATGGCGATGTATTCGGCAAGCACATTCGCGGGGCGGTGCCGAACTACAAGCACTTAACGAAGACCCCATATGCAATTGAGTTGCTGGAGGCCGACTTCGTTCCCGACCAGATGAACGATACCGGCAAGAATATCGTTCAGGGTGTGCAGCTCAATGGCTGGCGCCGACCTGTTGCTTACAACGTGCTGCTTGACCACCCGGGTGAGGCGACGGGGATCCGGTTCACGACCAAAGCTATCCCCGCAGAAAACATGATGCACCTCGCCCTGCGCAAGCGTCTGCACCAAGTTCGTGGCGTCAGCTTGCTACACGGGATCATCACTCGCCTGTCAGATCTGAAAGATGTGGAAGAGGCAGAGCGGGTTGCTGCCCGTATCAGTGCTTGTCTGGCTTTCTACATCAAGAAAGGGGACGCCGAGTCTTATCAGTCCCCTGCGGATGGAACCGCACAGGCTCCGCGCACACTCAACATTGCGCCTGGGATGACGTTCGATGATCTGCGTCCTGGCGAGGAAGTGGGGACCATCCAGAGCAACCGACCCAACACAGGTCTCAATATCTGGCGGGAAGGACAGTTGCGCTCAAGCGCTGCCGGAACCCGCAGCAACTATTCCAGCATCGCCCGCGACTATGACGGTAGCTATTCATCCCAGCGCCAAGAGCTGGTGGAGGGGTTCGAGGGCTATGCCGTTCTGCAGGATGAGTTTGTGGCCATGTGGTCACGTCCCGTCTACCGCGCCTGGCTGGAGATGGAGTTGCTGACTGACCTGAGGCTTCCGGTCGATCTGGACCGTAGCACCCTGATGGACGCCGTTTACCTAGCCCCTGTCATGCCGTGGATCGACCCCGCCAAGGAAAGCGAAGGCTGGAAGGCTCAGATCCGAGGTGGCGCAGCCACAGAAACCGAGTGGATCCGCGCTCGTGGCCGCCACCCTGATGAGGTGCATCGGCAGCGCGTGCAGGAACTCAAATTCAACCGTGATAACGGGATTGTCACTGACACCGATCCGGCTAACGACTCAGGAGCCAACACCAATGACCAAGGCAAGCAAGCTACTCAACCAACTGATGGGGAACAAAGCACAGGGCGCCCCCGTCAGCGCGGCAAACGATAACTGGTTCAGCATCACTGCAGCACTCGGAAGCAAGCCAATCGAGATTGCGATCTACGACATCATCGGTGGGTATGGCGTTTCAGCCAAAGCGTTCTTGGAGGAGGCAAAGGCTAAGGGGGTGTTTGACGCCAAGGCATTCAATCTCCGGATGCACTCACCAGGTGGCAGCGTGATGGACGGGTTAGCTATCTACAACACGCTTGCTCGATTGCCAGCAACTATCGATATCTACGTCGATGGAATTGTCGCCAGCATGGCCACAGTTGTTACCTGCCTCCCTAACGGCCGGGTCCACATGCCTGAGAACGCCTGGATGATGATTCACAAGCCATGGGGTGGAACTGTTGGTAATGCCGACGATCTTCGAGAGTCCGCTGATTTTCTGGATCGCAACGAAACCATGATGCTCTCCATCTACGAAAAAAAGACCGGAAAGCCCCGCGAGGAGCTTGCCGCCATGCTCACCGAAGAGACCTGGCTCGATGGCGCTCAAGCTGTTGAATTGGGTTTTGCCAATGTTCTGGAAGCGCCGTTGCAGGCTGCTGCCGCCATCAACCAAAACTGCATGAAGGAGTTCACCAACATGCCCCAAGCACTGAAAAACCTCGTTGCCCCTCGCNNCCCAGCCTGCACCAGCTGCCACTCCGGCTACTGTTCAAGCTACCGCTACTACACTGCAAAATGCGACAGCTGTTTTGGATGAGACCGCGATTCTTGCTCGCCTCCAAGCTGCTGAGACTTCTCGCCGTACCGAAATTTCCGATCTATTTGCACTGGCTGGTAATCGATTCCCGGACCTGCTGGCGCAATGCCATGCCGATATGGCCATCACTCCGGCAATGGCAAAAGCCAAAATCATGGACGCCATGGGCAAAGATACTCAGCCTGCAGGTGTTAACGCCGCCCACATTCGTGCCGGGAACGGCAACATCGTTGGTGATTCCGTCAAGGCATCAGTTCTGGCCCGTGCCGGGTTGTCTGAGCGCCAGGCTGATAACGCCTACAACTTCATGAGCCTGCGCGAGCTGGCCCGCGCCTCGCTGGTGGATCGCGGTGTGGGTGTTGGTAGTTACAACCCGATGGAGATGGTCGGTCTGGCATTCACGCACTCGACCTCTGACTTCGGCACCATTCTCTTGGATGTCGCGCATAAGTCCATGCTCAAGGGCTGGGAAGAATCCGAAGAGACCTTCCAGAAGTGGACCAAGCGCGGCGAATTGGGCGACTTCAAGATCTCGCGCCGGGTTGGCATGGGAGAGTTTAACTCCCTGCGCCAAGTTCGTGAGGGTGCGGAATACAAGTACATCACCCTCGGGGAGCGTGGTGAACAGATTGCGCTGGCAACCTACGGTGAGCTGTTCTCCATCACTCGCCAGGCAATCATCAACGATGATCTGATGGCACTGACCGACATCCCGCGCAAGATGGGGAATGCTGCTAAGGCGACCATCGGTGATCTGGTCTACGCCCTGCTTGTCGCCAACCCGGCTCTCAAGACCGATAACAAAGCAATCTTCCACGCTGATCACAAGAACCTGCTGACCACTGCCACCTCTGTTCTGAGTGTTGATGCGCTGGATGCTGGCCGTACCAAAATGCGAACTCAAAAAATAGATGGCGCAACGGGCCGCACCCTGAATATCCGTCCAGCCTATGTGTTGACTCCGATTTGCCTGGAGTCCAAAGCGAATCAACTGATCCGCTCTGCATCTGTTCCTGGTGCTGATGTGAATAGCGGCATCGACAACCCGATCCGCAACTTTGCCGAAGTCATCGGCGAACCGCGTCTGGACGATGCCAGCTCAACGGCATGGTACCTGGCTGCTGGCCAGGGCTCTGACACTATCGAAGTGGCATATCTCAATGGTGTCGACACTCCGTACATGGAGCAGCAACAAGGGTTCACCTCTGACGGCGTGGCCACCAAGGTACGCATTGATGCAGGTGTTGCACCGCTCGACTACCGCGGCCTGGTCAAGGCCAACGGCGCTTAATCCTCTGGCGCTTCGGCGCCAGATCCTCAATCCATATCGAGAGAGAATCCGAAATGGCAAAGAACTATGTATCTGACGGTAACGCCGTCACCTTACCGGCACCGACCGGGGGTGTTGTATCTGGTGTCCCGGTAAAAATTGGTGCGCTGGTGGTTATTCCTCTGGTCACTGTAGCTGAGGGCGAAATGTTTGTTGGTCGAACTAATGGTGTATGGCGGGTTCCAGCCACCACGGGTTTGACCCTCGGCGCCCTGGTGAAGTGGGATTCCGCTGCTGGCAAGTTAGTAGCTGACTCAGCAAAGGATGCTGACGACTTCGGCAAGCTCATTACCGCGGAGTCTGGCGGTTATGCGGAAGCTCTGCTGTCCAACTAATCGAGCATACGGGAGAGGGGCTTCGGCCCCTGATCACTATGTCCATATTCAATAGAGCATTTGCAAAGGCAGCCGCCACCATGGGTGCTGTGTTCAGTGAAGATGAACCAGCCTCGTATATCCCTCCGACCGGTGAATCGATTTCTCTCCGGGTGATCATCGATCGCGATGTGAAGCAAATGGATGTGAGCGGGGGTTTTGTTTCCCCTTCGGTGGAGCTCAGTTGGCGCAAGACTGATTTAGCCACTGTTCAGCGCAACGCCATTATTCAGTTGTCATCCGGAGAACGCTGGCGTCTCAACCAACTGGTTGGTGATGACGGGATATTTGTTAGCTACCAGGTTATCCCTGCATGAGCATCACACTGACCGGGCTGGATGAAGCATTGGCGATGCTGCGCAGTGTGGATGCTGAAAGTAGAAGTGCCCTATCGAATGCGATTAATGCTGTAGCCGATGAGACGCGGGATCTTGCAGTGCAGAAGATATTGTCTCAAGTCGCGCTGTCAGCCAGCTATGTGAAAAGTCGGCTCTATATCAGCCAGCGGGCCAGCGTTGATGACCCTACCGCCGTTATTTCTGGTCGCGTTCGCTCCACCCAACTGAGGCGCTACCAGGGTAAGCAGCTTTACGTCAAAGCCAAGATGCCAGGTAAGAAGCGACTGGCCGGAGTGTCAGTCAAGGTCAAGGCTGGTGGAGCAACCAAGGTTCTGAAACACGCATGGGTCATGAAGCTCAAATACGGCGACATTGACGCTCGGATGGGGCTGACTCAAGGGATAGTGCAGCGAACCGGCACTGGCCGGAATGACTATCGAGTGTTGTACGGACCATCTGTTGATCAAGTGTGGAGCGATGTGCGTGAGGATGTGAAGCCCCTCATCGAACCTCGCCTTGCCGCTGAATTCCTGAAGCAATTGGGGATCACCTCATGAGTAACATCATCACAGCTCGGAACCGGCTGACAGATAGGATCGCCGCTGCAGGGATACCCATTGAGCAGGGATTCATGGCGCAGTTCATCAACCAGGTCACAGCGGCCGGCTTGATTTGTCTCCAGCCTGCCAGCGAATCACCTCTCAATATTGGCAGTCAAGATCAGGTGAGTTCGAGTCGTCGAATGTTGTTTGTCTTGGCTGTGCAGGCTGGACCAGAGCAGCAGGATCACATGGACGCCCTCTTGCTGAACTTGCGGAGAGCCCTGCTAAAGGGTAACCGCCTGAAGGAGCTTGCTCCTGGAAACCACTTTGATCTGCCCGAAGGGATCGAGTTCTTTATCCCTGAAGGTGCTGATCACCTGTTCTGTGCAGAACAACCCATCACTTTGAAATATCGAGACGAGCTATAAGGAGCCTCTCATTATGCCAACCACCAATGAGCAGTACATCGGATCCGGCATTGTGTATGCCGGTGGCCGAGACGTGGGCAACGTGTCCAAGCTGGCACTGTCCATCGAAACCGATTCTAAAACCAGACCCAACTATCGCGGCGGCGGCGGAAATGCTGCAGTTGTTGAGATAGTCAAAGCCGTGAAACTGGCCGCCACTTTCGACAGCTTCAACAACGAAAATATTGCCATGGCTCTTCGCGGTAGCGTCACCGAGCTGATTGGAGCTGTGGTGACTGATGAAAGCATCCCTGCAGTACTGGATCGCTTG